CTTTTACCTTTTCTCCGAATTGTTCATTCATAGAAAACCCTCCTTAAATATCATCCTGATCGCGATGCAGACTGTGTTCAGCGTCGAAACCGTCCGGATACCTGGCTTTCAGTTTATCCACATTCATCTGCATGATGGTTTCAAGGTCGTACCCAATGGCGTTTGCGCTTACAGCGAGATACCAAGCCACATCTCCAAGCTCTTTAGCCATATGTGCAGTGTCCAGTTCGTGCCCCTGAAACAGATGTTTTTTCAAAATATCAATTGCTTCGCCGGCTTCTCCGTTCAGTCCCATTAAGCCATTGAGCAGAAGTCTCTCAGGCGGTAAATCTCCTGGGGCTGTGCGAAGAGCTGCCTGCTGATAGTCGTTCGGCGTCATATTTTTTCCTCCTGTGATTACGATTTACCAGTGCAATAGCCTGGTTTATTTGAATATCAAGCTGACGTTGTTCTTTTACTTCCCGCAGACGGTCACGAACAGCCTGAATATCCGCTTTTGTCGCTTCTCTGGCAAGCATGTTTTTCTCCTTTACACAAAAAATAAGAGCCAAGGTTTAACCTCAGCTCTTACATAACCTGTTAATTTTTCGATTTGTGGTATTTCCAGGCTTCACAAACCGTTTCCTTACATTTCGGATAATCAGGGCGCCCACATTTGTTGCAGATAAGCTCTTCTCGTCCAAGATCCGGAATATCTTCTTCAAATTCTCTGATAACAGTTGTCCATGTGCCGTCTTTTCTTCGAACCGGACAGGACATTCTGGATTTGACTTTCATCGGCATCGCCTCCTTATAGTATGTTACCACAAATATAACAAAAGTAAAAGGGCTTGTTACGGCCCCTTTACCTTTGAAACCGAGTAACTTACGAAATCATGATCTTGTAGAGTTCGTTCAGCTCTTCGAACACTTCCTGATCTGCTGCAATGCTGATGTGAAACTCAATCTTGCCCTTTTCGTTCAACACGGTTTGGACAGCAGGTTGAAGTTTTTCAGCAAACAGCATTCTCAAACAAGTGCCGAGTTGCCGATCATTAACTGCCAGAAAATAATTCATTGTGTGTTACCTCCTTTCATAATAGGGGGTGTATTTTTCGTGCAGGAAACCGTTTATTAGAGTTTCTCCGTCTCGATAAGGTGCTCACATTCATGTGGGTTTTCATCCGAGCAGACTTTATATTTATCCCAGTATCTCGGGCATTCATGTTCCTTTGCGTTTTTACTGCACATCGTCCATAGTGGACACAGCTCTCCGTAATAAGGAAGCTGATTTACTACGAATTTCATCATCTTTCATCCTTTCTTTTCGCCAGTAATCAGCTCAGAATAAGGCAGGCTCTCAATCCAGTCACAGAACGTATGCCACTCGTCGAGCTTGTGGTTCCGACGGGACTTATAGATGTTCGCCAGGACCTCATAGTTCAGCATGACCGTTCGCTTCTGGTTGTAAGAGCTCGGTAGGAGCTGGATCATCTGCCACCAATCCTGCTTATCCTTGGTTTCAAGGTAGCTTTCGCGATATGCGTTTAGCATCTCAATCGTGCATCTAAGAATATCAAGAGGCGTCATCCATACCTTGTGTGGCGAAGTGATATCTTCATCGACGGTTGCACTCTCAATCCAGTCACGGTGATAGGGTTCGCAATTCAGATGCTCATAGCTGAAGTCGTCCAGTGTGAATTCCTTATCCGCGATTTTGTGCATCGTAGAGCAGGAGTTGGCGACCGTACCAACCTTATAAGTATCAAACTCTTTCCACCAGTATAGCGGCGCAGTGATGTCGAGATAGACAGTAATCATCCGCATGAACTTACGGTGATCGGTGCCGGCATTGCGAAGACGAGACATAAGGTCGAAATCGTTGGGACCAAGACGATAATTTTCGGGTTTTATAACATCACCGAATTTATCCCCGATCGCATCGCAATAACCACTATCACTCTTCTCCCAAGAGTTCTTAGGGTTCCTCATGCCACGAATGGCGTGTTCCCAGCCCATAACCTCGGTGTTTTCAATTTTCAGCATTTTCTACCTCCGTAAGCTTCGTCCGAATCATTTCCAGAATTTCTTCTACAATCGAACGAGTGTTATTGTGTAACTTAATATAGGATTCATGGTCTTTATACCAAGCAAACATTTCGGAAAGATCGCCTTTAATCCAACTGAATGCCCACCAGTCACAGATCATCTCGATAATGTACGGGTACGGCATTTCGATAAGGATAGTTCCTTCTTTAGGTTCATCGTTAATTAAGACCCAATGCTGCCAATGATGGGGATTTCGGTGGATATGCATAAGCCATGCCCGGTTAAACGCCTCGATGATTGCTGGGGTTTGCTCCCCATAGAAATAGTTGTCATAAGGCGTGTACTCATCTGGCGTATTCTTCGACATATCATGGAACTCAATATTTCGAGTCGCCTCCACATCTGTCAGTTCAGGAATATACGCAGCAATCCACTGATAAGCCTTTTTTACAGCTTGCCTGTGTTTTTCCAGATATTCATCATATTTTTGAGACATTGGATTCTCCTTTCTGATAGATAACCC